ATGGCAAAAGAATTGAAATTTGCAGAAGACGCACGCGCAGCTATGTTACGCGGGGTAGATAAATTAGCAGATACAGTGAAAGTAACATTAGGACCTAAAGGCCGAAATGTCGTACTAGAAAAATCTTACGGCTCTCCATTGATCACAAATGATGGTGTGACGATCGCAAAAGAAATCGAATTAGAAGATCATTTTGAAAACATGGGTGCAAAACTTGTATCAGAAGTAGCATCAAAAACAAATGATATTGCAGGAGACGGTACAACGACAGCAACTGTTCTGACACAAGCAATCGTTCGCGAAGGTTTAAAAAACGTAACTGCAGGTGCTAATCCTCTAGGCATTCGTCGCGGGATCGAATTGGCAACAAAAGCAGCAGTCGAAGAATTGCATAATATCTCAACTGTTGTTGATTCAAAAGAAGCCATTGCACAAGTAGCAGCTGTTTCTTCGGGTTCTGATAAAGTTGGACATTTGATTGCTGATGCAATGGAAAAAGTTGGAAACGACGGTGTCATCACAATCGAAGAATCAAAAGGGATCGAAACAGAACTAGATGTTGTAGAAGGTATGCAGTTTGATCGTGGTTACTTATCACAATATATGGTAACAGATAACGACAAAATGGAAGCTGTTCTAGAAAACCCATATATCTTGATCACAGACAAAAAAATCTCTAACATCCAAGATATTCTGCCATTGTTAGAACAAATCTTGCAACAATCACGTCCATTGTTGATTATTGCTGACGATGTAGATGGTGAAGCATTGCCAACTCTTGTATTGAACAAAATCCGTGGAACATTCAACGTAGTAGCTGTAAAAGCTCCTGGTTTCGGCGATCGTCGTAAAGCAATGCTTGAAGATATCGCTATTTTGACAGGTGGTACAGTAATTACTGACGATCTAGGTTTAGAATTGAAAGATGCAACAATCGAAAACTTAGGAAATGCTTCTAAAGTTGTTGTAGATAAAGACAATACAACGATCGTAGAAGGTTCTGGAGAAAAAGAAGCAATCGAAGCTCGTGTGCAATTGATCAAAAACCAAATTGCTGAAACAACTTCTGATTTTGACCGCGAAAAATTACAAGAACGCTTAGCTAAATTAGCAGGTGGTGTAGCTGTTGTTAAAGTTGGTGCAGCTACTGAAACAGAATTGAAAGAATTAAAATTACGCATTGAAGATGCATTGAATGCTACACGTGCCGCAGTAGAAGAAGGAATGGTCTCAGGTGGTGGTACAGCTCTAGTGAACGTTATCAGCAAAGTTTCTGCTGTAGAAGCAGAAGGAGACGTGGCAACAGGTATCAAGATCGTTGTTCGTGCTTTAGAAGAACCAATTCGTCAAATCGCTGAAAACGCTGGTTATGAAGGATCAGTGATTGTTGATAAATTGAAGAACGTGGAACTAGGCACTGGTTTCAATGCTGCTACTGGAGAATGGGTAAACATGGTTGAAGCAGGTATCGTAGACCCAACTAAAGTAACACGTTCTGCCTTGCAAAATGCCGCTTCCGTTTCTGCCTTGTTATTAACGACAGAAGCAGTCGTTGCAGATAAACCAGAACCAGCAGCGCCAGCAGCTCCTGCAATGGATCCATCAATGATGGGCGGTATGATGTAGTATTTAATAGAGAACCTTGATATATCAGGGTTCTCTATTCTTTTTTTGTTTTATTTTAAACGAAAGGGGCAAAGAAGGGGCAAAAATATCAAAGGCTATTTAGTTTATCAATTACTTGTTGTTTGGCTCTTTTGGTTACATGGTTATAAATAGACAGAGTTGTATTTGCATCAGAATGCCCTACACGCTCCATAATGGCTTTAAGAGGTACGCCTAATTCAGATAATAGTGAAACGTGGCTATGTCTGAATATATGTGAGGATAGACTTTTTTCTAATTCCAACTCTTCCTCTACTTTATGGAGTATAGCGTTAAATGAGTGCAGCGTAAGCGGAGTGCCACTTGTAGATATAAATATATATTGATCGGGATCTGTGGGTCTACCTGCAAGAATATTGTCAGCTATCACACTTTCAATCAATTCTTTTGCACGATTGGGTAATTGCACTTCACGTTGCGAATAAGTATTTTTTGGAGTTGTTTTTATAGCATTATCCATTTTCACAGATGTGTAATCTAAGGTCCCATTAATGGAAATTTTCCCATCCTCATAGTCCTTCATTTGCAAAGCTAGCAATTCCCCATATCTCAAACCAGTCAAATATAGAAATTCAGCTATTATGCCGTGTAGTTTTCTGCGAGGATTGGAATATAACTGTTTCAGTATCTGATCAATTTCTTCTTTATCCAGATATTTTTTATCCATAGAAAGCCTTCTTTTTTCTTCTTCCACTTTTTTAGGGTGGATTTTAACTGCTAGCGCAGGGTTTCTTTGAATGTATTTTCTATCGATTGCATAGTTTAGCATAACGGATAGAGTTGTTTTTGTTTGTTTTGTGTAGTTCAGTGAGAGGTCACCAAACGTATACATATCTTCAATTATCTTATTAATGAGTGTCTCATCTATGTTTCTAACGATTGTATCATCGCTGATGTGCTTAGAAACATGTTTCATCATCATTGGCACCTTCAAAAAGCTAGTACGTTTGACATGCTGCTTATAATATTCATACCATTCTTTATACAGCTCACCAAAAGTGATATCTGATTTATTGTAATTTTCGAGTGCTTCTTTAATTTTTTTATCTAGAATTTTCTGAGCTTTTTTCCACGCTTGTGGTGAATTACTTGTAAGTGTTGTAGATTTTTTTCGTGTTTTTTCTGTATAAGGATCTACATATCTTTCAATAAACTTGAATTGGCCATCTTTGGTTTGTTCAACCCACACTTTTAACATCTCCTATCATTTGCTATAATAGGCATAACAAATAGACCTATATAGGTTTGTTTTCTAAAAGCACGCTCTTACTCTGGACGGTGGGGCGTGTTTTTTATTTATTATACAGTTGCTTTAAAAATAGCTGCTTTTTCAAATGATACTAAAGGAGAGAAGTGGATTTCTATTTCTCCCTTTTGGTTTAACGTGAAATGAGCAGTTACATCCATTTGTTTTCCTGGAGCAACAGATCCCATTGTATTTTCGTTGGCATATGTCTCTGATTTTTTGTCATCTGGTCCATATACTTCCACATCTGTACCTACAGGGATATCTGAATCGCCATCATTTTTTACGGTATAAGTAATTTTTACTACTTGTGCAGGTTGGTTTTCTTCAAATTGATTTCTTTCATCAGTTAGTTCTACACTATTTAGTGTATATTCAGCATCACCAACTTTTACAGTGTCACCAATCTTATAGAAGGTATCGCTTTTTTCTTCTTTAGAAGATGAAGCAGAGGTTGAAGATTTAGTTACTTTTTCGCCACCATTATCACTTGCTTTATTACTATCTGATCCACCATTTAAAGCAGAACCAATAATTATAATTAAAATTACTGCTAATACCCAAAACCATACTTTTTTGTAAAAAGGTTTACTAACTTTATACATTTTTCCGTCTTGACCCATAACTTTTTTTGCCATTTAAATATTCCTCACTTCTTGTTATAATATATTTGCGATCTCAGAAATGAGGTATGAGTCCGTGTGCCAGCACGGGCTTTTTTAATGTTTTGCTGAAATCGGTTTTTTTAATAATTCTTGATGTATTCATACATATTGCCTTGCGTAAGAATATTTTTTCTTAAAATAGCATTGGCAGACAGCATAACAAGTGTATCTGAGCTTATTCTGAATAGAATAATACTCCATAAATTTTTCGAGATTAAACTGAGATTCATCAGTCAGTTCGTTCTCAATATAGATATTTAATAGAATTAGAATAGCTATTTTATCTGCTTCTGTTTCAAATTTTGAGTGAAAAGTTGTAGAAGTATCGTACAAAACTGAAAATTCAAAATGAGAGGCGCTGAAATGTGCAAGTTCATGAGATAAATGAAAGGCTTCTGCAGTTTCACCGTATAGATTTTCATTCAAAAAAATGATTCTGGGTTTTGGATAGTAGAAACCAGGCTCTTTCATTTCCATATAAACTACTTTCAAATTGTATTCGCTCAACATTTCTTTCAATTTCAAATACATATAAACCATCACTCCAACTATTTGTTTTCTTCTAAAGCTTTAGCAATTGCAATCGCTTTACGCATTGTCTCCTTAGATATTTCTTTTCCGTCAAAAGAGAATACAGTATCGTCTTCTGATAAATCCACATGTTTAGGGGTTTCTCTTTCTTCTCTACCTAGAAGATAGTCTACAGAGACTCCAAAGTAATCAGCTAACCGAGCTAACTCAATAGAATTAGGAGTTTGTCTTTTCCAACTTCCTAAATATCCATTCGAATACCCGAAATTCATTTCGAGCTGTCTAATGGATAATCCTTTTTCTTTTGCTAACTCCTTTATTATTTCGTAAGTATTCATTGATAAATCAACCTTTCTGAATGCTTACAAAAAAAGTTTAGATAAATAATGTAAAAATAGTTGACTTATATACATTATTAATCTATACTATGTTTTGTAAACAAGTTTAACAACTAAAAAGACAACAAAAAATACTATTGATTAATAAATGCCAACCGCCAAGAAAGCTTTTTAAATCAAAGTTTATATGTCTTATTTAACTATGCATTTAGTATAGATTATTAATCTAATAAAGTCAACGCAGTTTTTTAAAAAGTTGTTAAATTTGTTTACGAATATAAAAGAAAGGAGAGAAGAATATGGAAAAAACAGTCTCGGCAAAAATCGAAGATTTGAAATTAGACATACTGAAACAAGCAAAAGTGGCGATGGAACACGCGGTAGATAAAGAAGACTCTGCCATGGTTGCAGCCATAGCAGAGATTTTAGCTCACGTTTAGTCATCGTTTTTACGGTCTTCTGGAAGCTGACCATAGATAACAGCATAATGAATATCTAAATAAGCTTGAACAATTTCTTTTGGCGAAATTGATTCGCCTTTAGTAGATACTTGTGATTCGTGATTTAGCCATGCAACAACTAAATCCGCAGCGATTTCAAACGGCGTTACACTTTGTGTCAGTTGCCATAAAGAATTTCACAATATGTATGGTCGTGGTAATAATACCAAAGAGCAATTTGAGGAATTTATGGAAATTAAAAAATACAAAAAATCATTTATTAAAGGAGGCTAAACAATGAACAAGGAAATGAGCCAAACAATCAAGGTACAAAAAATGATAGATGATCTAACACATGGAATTGATAGCCAAGCCGATAAAATCATCAAGGAATTGCAAGGACAAAAAGTTAAGGATGCAAAAATGCTTCTCAAGACTATCAACTTTGAAATGAATCCAACAAAAAGAAAGCTCGCCGATGTGTTGGAAGAAAAGTTGGCTTCCGCTATCAACGAGCAAGAATTACTATTTGAAACCGATACTTTTAACAGCTGATGTTTTATAGATGACAGTTTCATCCGAATCTATATCATCGCCGAGAGAAAAGAATGTTGCTTTTGACAAAAAGCCGATAAGACCTACAAGCGGTCTTGATGTTGCAAGAGTAGATACCCCAATATCACCTTGCAAGGTATTCACGTAAATTTGAGAAGAATAGAACATTCCATCTTTTTCTTCGATATTTGACGCATCATCGTATCCAACGACCAAAGTATCGGCAAATATTTTGATTTTTTCTCCATCAAGCATAGTAATTACAAATTCTGGTTTCATAAATTTTCACCTCCTTAACAATTATTTCAGCCTGTCACACTGATAAGGAAATTATACCAAAGAAAGGAATGAGAAATATGAATACACCACAAATTTTTAATTTCGAGCAAAACGAAGTTCGAACTATTTTAGTAAATGATGAACCATATTTTGTAGGAAAAGATGTAGCAGACGTTCTAGGATATTCGAATCCGCAAAAAGCTATTCGAGATCATGTGGACTTGGAGGATAAGACGCAGAACGATTCGTTCACCGTCAATGGAACAGCAGTTGTTTTGATTAACGAGTCAGGCCTTTACAGTTTAATCTTAAAATCAAAACTTCCCTCTGCCAAAAAATTTAAACGTTGGGTAACGAGTGAAGTCCTTCCAACAATTAGAAAAACAGGTAGCTATTCAAACGTACCTCAAAGTTTTGCACAAGCATTGCGTTTAGCAGCGGATTTAGAAGAAAAGAACCAATTACTCGAACAACAAATTGCCGAGTACGAACCAAAGATTAGCTACTTAGATACGATTCTTTCATCGACAGATACGGTAGCTACTTCTCAAATTGCAGCTGATTACGGAATGTCGGCAATTGCTCTAAACAAATTGCTAAACGAGTTAGGTGTTCAGCATAAAGTTAGCGGACAATGGATACTTTACCGAAAACATATGAACCAAGGATACACAAAATCGCACACAAGTGAGATACCGAAAGCCGATGGCGGCACTAAAGTTGTAATGAATACCAAATGGACACAGAAAGGGCGAGTGTTTATTTACAACTTATTAATCGCAGAGGGCTATTACCCTCAAATGGATTTAGAGGAAATTGGTTAGAAAGGAGTTTTAGTATGACTGACATTGCAGAAATCACTCAACGAGATAGAGAAAAAATCAAAGAATATGTCGAAAGTTCAAAGTTCTTAACTTACACCATGCTTGCTGAAAGATTTGGAATTAGCAAAAGCTACTTATCTTTAATTTTAAACGGTAAAAAGACTTCTGCAGAAGCAAACAGAATTATAGATTCGATTATCACTATGTACGAATTGTAGAGGGAGGTAAAGTCGTTGGAAGATAAAATCATTCTTACAAAATCAGAGCTTCAAGAAATGTTAAACATCGAGTATGGAACGATAATTTTTAGGAGGGATAATAAGTGAAAAAACCAACACTTTCAGAGCTGATAGAAGCTGCTGAGAAGGCAGTAAACCCAGACGATTGGTATCGTCAAAGTTTGATCTTGGAGAAGTTCCACGGTATGTCAAAAACCACTTTAGTTGAATACTGCAAGGAAATGGAAACAATTCCTGAATTTGCAGAAGGGATACTTCGTCCAGGTCACTCAACCACATTTATTCATTACCATACTTTTATTTGGTTTTTAAAGTGGAAAGACGCAAACAAATATCGTGTAAAAAGTTTATCGCCTTCAGATGTTTTGAAGGAGGCAAGTTAATGGGCAAATTCAACAGAGCACTAGTATTCAGCGCACCGCTAATCATCTACGCTTTAGGCCTCTGGGGAAGCAGACAAGCATTGATAGGTACGATTGTGTACATGGTTTGGATTTTTATGGGGCTTGATGAAGCTGAATATCAAACTAAAAAAAGACACGAACGCCGGCAAGCAGAATCGTGTCCTGAAAAATATTAATTACAAGGAGAGTTTATCACAATGAATGAAAAAATCCAAAATTTAATTAAAGAGTTAGCAGCTGAATGTGCGAATGATGATCTAGGAATGTCAGTTAGTGTAGTCGATGAAAAAGGGGAAGTCGCTCTTGGACAAGCTGGAAACGATAGCTTGGTTGCGTGGAGTGTTTACCAACAGTATGAGAAAACAAAACGTGATTTGCAGAATAATAATTGCAATTGTGAAACTCACGGTACTTTAAAACAATTGTTTGGTATTGAATATGAAGATCCTGAGTTTGAGAAATGGTATCAGGACTTTCTACGGTTTGCCGAAAAAATGGACCGCAAGAAAGGTGGTATCAAATTCTGATGATCTCCGTTAAAGGTTTAGGCGATGAAATATTCGAAGCAATGATGCACAAAGCACAACAAGATGTACAAGACAAAATCTTAACCGCAGCAAGCTACGGACAAACAAGTTGCACTGTTCGTTCAAAAGGTCTGACACCATCGTTTCTTTCATCATTAGAAAGCGAAGGTATTTCAAATATCCAACGAGAAGATGGCAGTTTCAAATTGTTTTGGGAATTTTAGGAGGGTAAATGATGGGTGAAAAAAATTTTACTGAGAAGGTAGTTTCAATCCAGACGGAACTTAAAGCACCAAAAGGTCAATTCAACAAATTTGGTAACTACAAATATCGTTCGCTTGAAGATATTAATGAAGCGCTGAAACCACTTCTGGCACGTGAAAAACTACAATTAACAGTTAGTGATGAACTAGTGATGATTGGCGAAAGATACTATGTAAAAGCAACAGCAACTATATCAGATAGTGAAGGCAATTACGTTGAATCCCACGGTTATGCTCGTGAATCCCAAACGAAAGAAGGAATGGACGATTCTCAAATAACTGGAACAGCCTCATCCTACGCTAGAAAATATGCGATGAATGGTTTGTTCTTAATTGATGATACAAAAGATGCTGACACAGATGAATATGCTAAACAAACAAAAGAATCAGCAAGTAACAAACAGTCTCAGCCTCCAAAAAGTAAAAGTATTTTAACGGATAGCCAAAAACAAACTGCTGTTTCAAAAATGACTGAGTTTGCTAAACAGCAAAACATGAAGCTGGAACAAGCAGTAAACAAATTATTCCCTTATCTGAAATTAGAGCCTGATTTGGCTAAATTAACGCCAGATGGTTTCGGCATATTGATGAATTACCTTAACAAAAAAATGGGAGGACAATAATGGAAAACGCAGTAGTTTTGAAAGATAATTTAGATTTTTCAGTTGATTTCAAGCAATCAGAAATCACTGTTGCAAATAAAGAACAGTTTGAACAAGCCATCAAAGCTTACGCAAGCAAATATGAGAATTTAATCATTGATGAGAACAACGTAGCAGATGCAAAAAATGTAAGAGTTGAGATCAACAAAGTGAAAAAGGGGCTTGATGAAAAACGTCGAGAAATAAAGAAAAATTTCAATGAGCCATTGAAACAATTTGAATCGTGGGTGAAGGATCAGAGCGGAGAAATTGAAAAAGTATTACGTCCTATTGATCAAGGTATCAAAGAACTGGAAGAAATTGAAAAACAGAAAAGAAAAAATTCCATTGAAATTCTGGTTAAAGAAATGTGCGATACCCACAAAGTCGAATTTGAAGATATAGAAATTCAAGCTTCTTGGTGGGAACCTTCAGGAGCATTCACAAAGACAAACAAGCCAACTAAGAAAACACTAGAAGCTATCTCTTTTACCTTAAATCAAATAGCAGAAAAACAAAAACAACTAGAGAGCGACATCATTATTGTTTCTAACTATGCACAAGCAATAGGTCTAGAACCTGAATCATGGGCAGTACAAGTGAAAAATGGGTCAACACCTGCGCAACTAATGAAAATGATGGACGAAGCGATACGTGATAAACAAGCCAAAAAAGAATATGAAGAAGCAATGTCTAGGCTAGAAAAAGAATCCGCTGAAATTGCAGATACAGGAGTTTCCTATGATCCAGAAACAGGCGAAGTAGTCTCGGAAAATCTTTTTGAAGATGAACTTCCATTCGATGCCGGTGATCCATTTCCAGATATTCCTACAAAAGAAAAATCTGTCTTAGTAAGACTAACTGCTCCTGAACATCTGTTGATTCAAGCGCGACAATACATTTTAAGTTTAGGGATTCAACTAGAAGACGTTGGTGATTAAACGTGAAAGTTTTTGGAAAACTAGTCAGTATTTCTGGCAACAAAATAACCTTAGAGCTTGATAACCAGGCAAACATCAAACGTATCAGCACTTTCTCAGATGGCGCTGTTCCGACTGTTGAAGTAGATGTAAAAGATGCACGAAAAATCACATCAGCTCAAAGAAAATTCATCTTTGCTTTATGCAACGATTGTGATGATTGGATGGGGATTGAACGTGGATACATGCGCCAGTGGTTTAGAGATCATTTTGAGTTTTACTACGGATATGACAATTTCAGTTTGTCTAATTGTTCGGAAGAAGAAGCGACATTGTTTATTGATCTGATTCTAGATTTTGTCTTTAAGCATCAGGTTCCTTTACCAAAAGGAATACAAATCAATTTAATTCCAGCAAATCAACAACATTATTTCTATCTATGCTTGAAGCATCGAATTTGCTGCATCAGTGGACAGCCTCACGCTGAAATTGCTCACTACAACGCTGTTGGAAACAGAAAAAGAAAAAAAGTAGATCACAGAAAATTATTATTGATGTCTTTATCTCATAAATATCACATGGAGCAACATCAAATCGGAATCAAAGAATTCATGAATAAATACCATGTGACACCAATCTATCTCGATACAGAAACAGTAATCGAGCTTGGGTTAATGACGAGAAAACAAGTAGAAGAAATAGATAGGGGTGAGTAAATGGCGGAGAGAAAAATCGCAAAAGCAAATAGAGGATTCAAAGGAATTTGGATTCCAGCATCATATTGGTTAGATGAAAATCTAACTATTCAGGAAATGTTGTTTCTAGCTGAAATAGACAGTTTGGATATTGATGAAAAAGGATGTTATGCCAGCAATAAGCATTTTTCTGATTTTTTTGGATTAACAGCTGGAAGATGTTCGCAAATTATCACTTCTTTAAAAGATAAGGGATATATAGAAGTTGAACTCGTTTATAACAAAAAGAAAGATATAAAAAATAGAACAATCAGGGTGGTTAATAAATTAAATACCCCTATTAAATATTCTAAAGGGGGGTATTTAGAAAATTGCGCAAGTAGTAATACATCTTTTAGTAATACAAATAATAATATGTCGAGTTCTGAGAAAATACCGTTCAAAAAAATTATTGATTATTTAAATCAGGTAACTGGATCTCGATTCAGTTCTAAAAGTTCAGATACTCAGAAACATATTAAAGCAAGATGGAATGAAGGAAATACCTTTGGAGATTTTATTTCCGTCATTGAAGTTAAAAACAATCAATGGAAAGACAATCCTGAAATGAGTAAATATCTTAGACCATCTACCCTATTTTCAGCCAAGAACTTTGAAAATTATAAAGGAGAAGCAGTTGCTGAAAAGAAAAAGGAAAATCAAAAAGCAAAAGTTAACGATATTGATTTAAATGAACTAGATAAATTGTTTGGTGATGTGTCATGATTGAAAATTTTGAAATGCAGTTTACTGCTTGCTTGCTAAATGATCCGAAGCAAATAAATTATGTCGATGTAAATCCTGATTGGTTTATTAACGATTCTTTCAAAGAAATAGTGATTGCAATTCAACATAAAAAGGGCGAACAAGAGCTATTAAGTGACGTTCTAACGACCATTAAGCAACTTTCTCCATTTAACAAAACGAGTATTGATGACTTGATTATGTTGAGAGATAGCGAACCAACCAGTTCAATGACAGAATTCTATGCCATTCAGATTCATAAATCGTTTGTCAAAAATGAACTCAAACGTTTGACGGATAGTTATAGCAATTCTGAGGATGAACGTTTACTGCAGCAGATTACAGATTATCAAGAAGAACTGCAGAGTTTGAATAAACGGAAAATGGATGGTTCTATCAGAGGCTATGAGCAGTTCATTGAACACTTGAAAGCTGAGAATAATGAATTCATTCAAACTTTCAAACCCTTAGATACATCTTTAGGTGGTGGATTTGGTCCAGGGGAACTAGTCGTAATTGGAGCGCGGCCATCAGTTGGTAAAACAGCTTTTGCAATTAATTTGGCTTTAAAGTCGATTGAAAGAAATGAAAAGATTGCTACGGATATTTTTACTTTGGAAATGACACAGGAACAAATGATGTACCGATTTGTTTCTAATAGAGCCAAAGTGAATAACATGCAAATTAGAAATCCAAAAGGTCTTGACCGTTCAAAGAAGAATTTAGCGGCAAAGGCATATCAAGAAGTTTCAAAAATGAACTTGAAGATTTACGACCAGGAATATACCCAACTAAATGACATTATAGCAGCTATCAAAAAAAGAGCTGAGAAGGGAAAGTATTTAGCAATCATTGACTATGCAGGATTAGTTGCTGTCAATGATTCAAGAAAAGATCAGCGTCAAATTATCAGTGAAGTGACTAGACGGCTGAAGCTATTAACCAATGAATTGCAGATCACAATTATCCTTTTAGCTCAGCTAAACAGAGAAACCGAAAAAACAGGAAAAGTTCCCACTTTAGCAGATTTAAAGGATTCGGGATCCTTAGAACAAGATGCGAATATCGTTATGTTTCTATATCGTCCAAATGAAGAAGAGCGTCAATCAGTGAAAGTGAAGATAGCCAAAAGCCGTGACGGTGTGATTGGAGAAATCCCATTCAAATTTATTGGCCAATTCATGGATTTCAGTCCAGAGGTGCAATACGGATGACCTATAAAGAATTCGTGGAAATCATGCAAGTAGAAGAATTGGAAGAAAGCGAGCTGGTCCGATACTACTTACGTGAGGCTGGTAAACACCAAAAATATATCAAGACATTGAAAAAACATAATTCTCCAAGCGAAGCTATCCAAATTCAGGAAGATGAAAAAATTAAATGCTTATGGCAAGCATTATTTATTGCTATTGATGAAAAAAAGCAAGGATGGCGTTATGTAGAAGATGGTGAAAAAGTGAAACCAATGCTTTTACAACAGCTTGAAGATATCCGAGAAACGGAGCATTTGAGGAGGAAAGCACAGTGACAGTTCATTCAAAACAAATCAAAATAGTCGTTCCTGGTCAACCAGTACCTCAAGGCAGACCTCGATTTGCTAGAAGAGGCAATTTTGTTTCTACGTATGATCCAAAACCCAGTGCAGATTATAAAAAAAGAGTGAAGCGGTATGCATCAAAATTACAGATTGCTGAGCTTCTAACTGGAGAGCTTGAAGTCGAAGTTTTAATTTTCAAGGAAACATTAAAAAGTTTCAACAAAACTAAGCAGATAGATGCCGAAGCAAAAATATTACGGCCAATCACAAAACCAGATGCGGATAATTACGCTAAAGGCATACTAGATGCGCTGAAAGGTATTGTTTGGAAAGACGATGGTCAAGTCGTTGATCTGATCGCTAGAAAATATTATTCGGCAGAACCAAGAGCAGAAATCTATATCAGAGAGTTAACAGCAACACAACAACAATTATTTTAGGAGGATATTGATATGACAAGAGTAGAATTCAGACCAAATTTAAAAGAGGTAAAGACAACGAATGGAAAAACTAGATTGATTCTAGAAATTGATAAACATCTTTTAAAGGGATGTATGGAAGATTTATCAATGTTAGAAGGCGGGAAAATTACTGCTTCATTTCGTCCAGAAACTATTTCCTACACGATTCCATATGACAAGACTAGCAACGCGCCAACGCTTCGCTATGAGCAAAATACAAGCGGACAATGGGAAGTGATCAAGGAAGAACAAACCAATCTGATGGGAGAAGACGATATCGAGAAACGTAATTTCATGGTCGAGCTGGATATTGTTGATGAATTCATTAAATCTGCAGATTTGGATTATCCAGGAGAGATCCATCCAGATGATGTCTTAAACCGGTTAGAAGAAGGAAGTAGCTTTGATGAGATTGCAACGGATTATGAAATGAGTGCAGATGATGTCGAAGAAGAGTTAAATCAAGCGCGAAATTACTACGCTCCTTATGCAGCAGCTTGGGATGAAAAAAGAAAGCGGGAGGACTAATCATGATTAATAACGTTGTATTAGTTGGTCGCTTAACTAAAGATCCAGATATCAGAAACACTCAACAAGGAACGGCGGTCGCTAGTTTTACACTAGCGGTCAACCGTAACTTCAAGGATCAAAACGGAAATCGCGAAGCTGATTTTATCAATTGCGTTGCTTGGAGGAAAACAGCAGAGCTTCTCGGAGATCACGTGAAAAAAGGTCAGCAAATTGGAGTTGTAGGACGTATTCAGACACGATCGTATGACAATCAGCAAGGACAAAAAATCTTCGTAACAGAAGTAGTAGTTAGCGAAATTCAATTTTTGGAATCAAAAGGAAACAACAATCAGAATAGCAAACAAAATCATACCGGTTCATCTGATCCATTTGGTGGTTCATCAATAGAGATCAGCGATGATGATTTACCATTTAACTAAGAAGGAGAGAAAAACAGTGTTTCAACTTGCAGGCATTCAAACTGGGAAAATTTATTATTCCGGAAAAAGCAAAAGCGAAATAAGTCAGTGGTTGTTGAAGACTTTTACGAATAATCAAAAATTGAAACGGCTCTATCCAAACAATTTTTTTAAAAATGATCAGATCATGCCCGAACCTATGCTTTTGATCTTTAAGGAGGATAAACGATGAACCTCACTTTTGAAAATGTATTAAAGAAAAATTTCGAACTGGTTTATGAGATACCTAAGGAAGTTGGAGAGCGATATGAGGAACTGACCTCCTTTAGTAGGGGGAGAGATTTCAATAAAGAAATTAGAGATTACATTTCTGATTTTGTTGATCGCTTTAGTGAATTTTTAACGCAAGAGAATGAACAACAATTGAACGAAAGACTCGTTAAATACAATAAATTGATTGTCGAATTAAAGTCTAATATTCTTCGAGCAACCACGATTCCTTCCGTTATGATCTGCGGTCCTGCTAATTATCCTAGTAGAAAGAAACAAAAAGAAGAGGAAAGGATTCACCAGTTAGAAAGTGAATTATATTCAAATACTGGCAAGCATGCTCGTTTCATTGAAAACTCAAGAAAAATGTTTGATCCCGTTTTAATTGATCAGCGAGAAATTATCCAGAAAAAAAGAAAAGAGACAGCTAATGAGAATGGCTGGGTTACTTTCTACAAAGAAATAGATCACGAAGAAATTTCAGGTTATGGAATGGACCTTGAGGGAGACAGAATATACATCACTACTAATGGCAAGCCGTCAGATGAAATCCGCGCTTTATTAAAAAAAGCAGCGTTAAGATGGTCTCCTAAAAATCAAAGATGGCAAAGAATTTTAACAGTAAATGCCATAAACTCTATAAACCGCAATGTCATGAATCAATTAGAACTACCTGAAATGGAGGATAGCGAATGATAACGAGATACAGAGCGTGGGATAAAAAAACAGAAACTATACAAGAGATAGAATCAATATCTTTCAAAGAAAAAAAGCTAGTGATTGATCAAAAATCTGTCACTTGGTTCAACTCTGATTATATTAGAAACTTTGACGAAGTTGAACTCATGCAATCCACAGGGCTGAAAGATAAGAATGGTGTGGAGATATTTGAGAGGGATATAGCGCTTATCACTCATAAATCAACGAACTACGCCGATACTTATTGGCACAGTTACGTAGAAGTTTTTAGAGCAAAAAACGGAGCCTACAGAATTCGCGGTGAACACATCTACGAAACAGAATTATATAGTAATAGAAAACAATTGACGGTAGCGGGGAATATTTATAATTCACCAGAACTTTTGAAGAGAGATCGATTTATGACTACTACCGAAAATCCAGAGTTATTGGGGGAGGAACAGTAATGAATAAACAGGAGCAAAAAAACAAATTGTGGGCATTAAAATGGATTGATAAAGAAATAGAAGAAAACGAACGCCACGCACACCAAAAAACAGGTACTGAAGCAAACACGGATTATTGGAAGGGGTATATTGCTAGCTGTAAGAATATACGATATATCGTTAAAGAGCTAGATGAACATCCAAAGCATGTGATGCCGAAGTTTTTTGACAAATGGGCAAAACAAGTCCTGGAAAAACGTGACAAGTTTTATGCCATTTCTCTTATTGCACGTGCAGGTTGGGGATATGGTGTTGATTTTGAACTTAGCGAGAACGGATTATCATCAGAAAACAAAGAGCTGTTGTACTGGCTTGTTGATAAATGCAGCGACAATTATCCTAATAAAAAGAAAGCAATAGAAGCTTTGTTATACGGCTACGAGGTCGAGAAAGAACCGTTGTATCACGTGAAGCTAAAAATACCAGGCGTAACATACTACCTTATCCAAACTTTTTTAATGCCAGGAGATACTCATATGTGTTTCTCAGCGGCTACAGAACGTTATGGGGCTAAATGGAAAAATACTTTTACGGAATCAGAAATAAAAGAAATT